GTCCCTATACTAGATATGTCAACCATGATGCCAGTACTTATGGGTATGCTTGGTTTAGGTGCTATGCGTACCGTAGAGAAAGCTAAAGGCGTAGGGAGGAATAGATAATGGGTTACTTTAATGATTTAGGTGTTGACTATACTAAGTTTTTCACAGACATGACTGAGGAAGAAAGAGAGGCTTTCAGTCAAAGGATAGCCGATAGTTTAAAAGAAATGACTCCTTCTTCTACTCCGCGAACGCCTATGTATATAGACGGGAAACCAAATCCTGAGTGGAAAGAACAACAACAGAAAAAATACGAAGACAAAAAAAAAGAAGCTGAAGAAATAAGAGATAATGCTCATGCAGAAACTCTTGAAATGTTTTCAGATTTAGACGAAATCCGTTCCGAAAGCGTAGTTTCTTTTAATTCTAAATACTCTTCTTTAAATTTAGACGACAAGAAAAAATATCTATATCATTTATATAATAGTGATAAGTTAAACAAAGAAGAATACAAGAATCAAGTTAATAATTTATTTACTGAAAAATTTAATGAATTATCAAAAGAAGGTGTCTATGAAGGTTATGTTCCTTACGAGCATAATGGTCAGACTTTTTTAGCACCTGCTCAATTTTTTAACCCTGACAACACGCGAAAACTAGATGGCAGAGAAGTAGCAAGTATGTCTATCTTGCCTAATGATTCTTTTTATTTTCCAGATAGTAGAATAGGCACAGAAAAAGAATGGCTATCTGGTAAAGTAACAGAATACGGTCAAACAATTACAAGTTGGCAGAACCCTAATTATCATATGTCCGCTACTTTAGAGGGGAAAGGGGACGAAACGGCAAGTAGTAGGGCGAGAGAGCTTTTATTACCCGATAAAACATTCGGTGAGCGTTTAGGAACTGTTTTAGCTCCCGCGGGTATAATAACAGGCAACCCTATAGTTTCCGCTTTGTCTGCGGGTTTACAAGGTGCAGACCTAAAAGACATAGCTAAGACTGTTGCAATAGGTCAAATAACTGCGCCTATACTTGAGAATACTGTTGCTAACTTAGGTGTTGATGCTGATTTGTTCGGTATAGAACCCGAAGCCTTTTCAGAAGGTATGATGGATGTTCAGACTACAATACTAGAAGGCGGTGACATTGACAAAGCATTAATAAAAGAGTTTGGTGTTGATGCTGTTAAACAACTAGGCAGTGCTTTACCTGATGTTGATATTGACTTACCAGAGTCTCAGTTCTTTTCAGACCTCGGAGATGCTCTTGAGCCTGTAGTAGGTGCTGTAAGAGCAGGTGGTCGTGCTATTGATGATGCAGTGTTACAGCCTATAAAGACAGGACTAGAACCTGTAGTGGACGTAGCACAACAAGGAATTGATGTTCTTCAACAAGCGGGTCGTGACTTTGATGATACGTTTATAGACCCTATTGATGACGTAATAGATGCGTTCGGTTCAGAAGTAGTAGACCCTACGTTACAAACTTTAGGGGAAGTAGGTCAAGACATCATAGACCCTATTGATGCTTTTATAGATGCTATTGATAGTCCTTTAGGAGATTTGTTGGGAGCAGGGGGTGACTTACTTGGAGGTATACTAAGCGGTCAAGGACAACAGCAACAAAGAACAGCCTCTACGCCTACAGAAGGTTTGTTTGATAAAGAACTATTTAAATTTGACACAGAGATTAAGTCTACACAGGAAATGCTTAGTCCCATGATGAACTTAAGGAAGTATGGATAATGACTTATTTACAACTAGTAAACAGTGTACTACGTAGGATGCGAGAGGACGAAGTTGTTAGTATTGAAAACTCAAATGACTCCTATGTAAAACTAATAGGTGAGTTTGTCAACGATGCTAGACGTATTGTTGAGGATGCTTGGGACTGGTCAGCACTTAGAAGTACAATCACAGTAACTACTACTGATGATGTATTTAGTTATAGCATGACGGGTACTAACAACTCATTTAAGATACTGGACGTAATTAACGATACGTCTAACTCCTTTATGCGTTCCGCTAGTTCCTCTTGGATGAATAACGCATACCTAGTACAAGAGCCTGTCAAAGGTTCTCCTGACTATTACTCTTGGAATGGTGTGGATGCTAACGGCAATGCCTTAGTTGACTTATACCCTAAGCCTGACAAAGCGTATACATTACGATTTAACATTGTAGACAGAGCAGACCCATTTGCTCTTGACGCAGATAAACTAGTTGTACCTTCATCACCAGTAGTACAGTACGCAGTAGCCTTAGCCTCCCGTGAGCGTGGAGAGACAGGCGGTACTTCAGCACAAGAGTTATTCTCTTTAGCGGACACTACGTTAGCAGATGCAGTAGCGTTTGATGCCGCTAGATTCCCTTCTGAAACTGTATGGACACCTTGCTAATGGCACAACGATTACAGAACATTACAGTACAAGCCCCAGGATTTGCGGGCATTAACAGTCAGGATTCACCACTGTCTCTTGACCAATCCTTTGCGGCTACCGCTAGTAACTGTATCATTGACGAATATGGACGTATAGGGGCGCGTAAGGGCTATACGGAAGTATCTACTGATTCTAGTACAGCTACACAGTTAGGCTCTAGTAGAGGCATAGAGGCTGTACACGAGTACGTTAAGAATGACGGTACTAAAATAGTATTTTCTGCGGGCAACAATAAAATATTTACAGGCACTACAACTTTAACACCTGTAACTCTTCCCGACCCTTATACAATAACAGCTAACAACTGGAAGATAGTTACATTTAATAATAACGTAGTATTTTTTCAGAAAGGTCATCACCCTCTTGCTTCTATAGCAGGAAGTACTACGTTAATTAAAATAGAAGACGGTGGACATGACGCACCTTTCGGTAATGAGGTCATAGCCGCTTATGGTCGGTTGTGGGTTACAGGTGTTACTAACGAACCAAACAAAGTATACTGGAGTAGTTTACTTGTCTATGATGATTGGCATGGTTCTGGAGCAGGTTCGTTAGATTTAAATAACGTATTTCCTACAGGCGATGATGAGGTTATGGCACTGGCGGCACATAATGGTTTTCTCATTATCTTTGGTAGACGTTCTATTATTGTTTATGAGGGTGCTGAGTTTCCTAATGCCGCAACGGTTACTTTTAAACTATCTGACACCATAGAAGGCGTAGGTTGTATCGCTAGAGACTCTGTACAACACACAGGTACTGACATCTTGTTCTTGTCTGAAGATGGTGTACGTAGCTTTAGTCGTACTATACAAGAAAAGTCAATGCCTATGCGTGACATTAGTAACAATGTCCGTACTGAGTTAACTACGTTGGTTAGACAGCAAGCTAATCCTATTAAGTCTATCTACAGTGCAGATGAAGCATTTTACTTATTGTCTTTACAAGATAGTCAGACAATCTATTGCTTTGATATGCGGGGTACTTTACCTGATGGTGCTAACAGAGTAACCACATGGGCAGGTGTTAACCCTCGTAGCCTAGCGATACTACAGGACGGTAGTCTTTACTTCGGCAGAGAGAATGGTATATTTAAGTACGGAGAATACTTAGATGATGGTAGTACTTATCAAATGCTTTACTACAGTAACCCGTTAAACTTCGGTAACTCTACTAACCTTAAGTTCCTTAAGAAGTTTAACATTACAGTTATCGGTAACGTATCCGCACAGACTACATTAGCATGGGGATATGACTATGACGGTGGGTTCACTAAGAAAAACTTTAGTACTGAACTAGCTAACACACCCATATCTGAGTACAACGTAGCTGAGTTTAGCATAGGTCAATTTACAACAGGTACGGACATACAACGTCCTAAGATTAACACAAGCGGTAGTGGTACTGTAGTAACCATAGGTATCGAGTCTACTATCAATGGCGCACCTTATTCAATACAACAAATAGATGTACACGCTCTACTAGGGAGATTAATTTAAATGACTGATTATACTATAACAACGAACTTCGGAGCAAAAGATAGTCTTCCTTCAGGTAACGCGGGTAAGGTGATTATAGGCGAAGAGTTCACAACTGAATTTACAAACATACAGACAGCTGTAAATACTAAGGCTGACACAGCGGGTGACACGTTTACTGGTGCAGTTAACTTTAGTGCTGACGTAGCTGTTAATACTAATACGCTGTTTGTTGATGTGTCTGAGAATAAAGTAGGTATAGGTACTAGTAGTCCTAGAACTTCTTTAAATTTAACAGCGGCTTCTTCAAACCCACCCTCATTAGGAACAGCTAGTGGGAGTTTGACTATAGCGCAAGTGTCAAACAACTACGGCTTAAATATAGGTGTAGCAGGTACTGGAACATCGTGGATACAATCTATGCGTTTTGATGGTACAGCAACCGCATATCCTTTAGTTTTGCAAGCTAATGGAGGCAACGTAGGTATAGGTACTAGTAGTCCTGATAGAGCCTTACACGTAAGCTCAGGGATAGCTAACGAAGTTGCTAGATTTGAATCTACAGACACAGCTTGTTTAGTTGAGTTTAAGGATACTACGGGAACAGCTTCTATTGAAACTCGTAATGACTTTAGGTTCAGCGCAGGTGGCTCTGAACGTATGCGTATTGACGCATCAGGAA